ATGCCAGATTTAGAACTTCAAGGTGTATCTCCTCTTTCGTTTAATTGCGAAGGGGGTCTTGTGCTAAATAGGTCTACCTTTATCATGCAACCCGGACAGGCTCTTGAGTTGACTAACTTTGAGCCGGATGTTGGTGGGGGGTACAAGCGCATATTAGGGTTCAGACCATTTGTAAATCAAATTGTTCCTGAGACAAGTGTTTCTACAGAAGCAGTGTTGCTTACCACTCAGTTTAACGACTTTGTATTGGCAGCAAGAGGTGAAAAGATATTTAGTTCTGCAAGCACAGAACTATCTGCTAAAATAGCTAGTGACACTGCCATGTCAGGCTCTGGTACAATCACTGTAGACAGCACAGACGGTTTTAGTTCAAGCGGTACTTTACAAATAAATTCTGAAATATTCACGTACACAGGTAAGACTGCAACAACATTTACGGGTGTGACTAGAGCAACAAGCAGTACGTCTGCTGCTGCTCACGCAGTTGACGATGTAGTGTCTGAATCTTGGACAGCACGAGATACTGGTAGAACAAATGCTAAACGTTACAACTTTGAAAAGTACAATTTTGATGGCACTGATAAGATTATAGTAGTAGACCAAACAAATGCTCCTACTATATTCAATACATCTCTATCAGCATCTGACGTAAGTGAAAGTTCTGTATCTGGGGCAAAGCACGTGGTAGCGTTTAAAGACCACATGTTTTATTCTGGTATGGCATCTAATCCACAAAAGGTAGTATTTAGTCAACCATCGGATGAGGACGCTTTTAATACAGGAAGCGGTGCTGGTGATTTTTCAGTTGATGATACAATTGTTGGGCTAAAAGTGTTTCGTGAAAATTTGTTCATATTTTGTGAAAACAGAATATTTAAGTTAGGGGGTAGTTCGTCATCTGACTTTGCAGTTGTTCCTGTTACTAGAAACATTGGATGTATCAATGGGTTTACTATTCTTGAATTTGCAGGTGACCTTGTATTTCTAGGACCAGATGGACTTCGTACTGTTGCAGGTACAGCACGTATCGGTGACGTGGAACTGGGTACAATAAGTGCTAATGTGCAGCAGTTGTTTAGAGACAATCTTACAAATGCCGATGCGTTTGTATCTTTAGTCATACCTGATAAAACTCAATATCGAATATTCTTTTCAAAAGAGGGGCAAGCAGAAACGTCGTCTATTGGTGCTGCTTGTGTTATGAAAGGGCAGACATTTGAGTTTTCTCAATTGAAAGGTATACGTCCTGCGTGTGCAGATACAATTGTAGACGAGGGTGATGTAATCGTTTTGCACGGGGGGTTTGATGGGTTTGTTTACAGACAAGAACGTGGTAATACGTTTGATGGCACGTTAATAAGTGCTAAGTATAGAAGTCCTGATTTAAGTATGGGTGACCCCGGTGTGCGTAAACATATGCAAAGGGTAAATGTAAACTATGCACCAGAGTCTACAATTGATGCTGACTTGTTTGTCAGATACGATTACGAATCGAACACGTCTACTCGTCCTGCAGCGTATCCTTTAGATAGTACGAATGTTGCAGGTATATACGGGTCATCTATCTATGGCAGTGCTGTGTACGGTGGTCCGTCTCAGCCGATTGTCCGTAAGGCAGTAGAGGGTTCAGGATTTGCGGTAGCACTGCGTGTAGAAGATGGGGCAACTGCCACAGCCCCTTACACATTAAAAGGATTTCAACTAGAGTTTCAAGTGGGAGCAAGAAGGTAAATGGGCGCAAATTATACAAGACAGTCCACGTATGCTGATGGCGATACTATAAATGCTGCTGATACCAACGATGAGTTTGACCAGCTATTAGCTGCGTTTGCGGCAAGCACAGGGCATACACACGACGGTACGACAGGAGAAGGTGGACCAATATCTGCATTGGTCTCTAATGCCATTACCTTTGGCACAGGGGCAGACACAGATATTGCAGTAACTTTCGATGCAAATAGCAACGACGGTGTAATCACTTGGAAAGAAGATGAAGATTACTTTGAATTTAGTGATGACGTATTACTAGCGACCACAGAAAAAGTACAGTTTCGTGATACTGCTATTTATATTAACTCAAGCACAGATGGTCAACTAGACCTCGTTGCAGATACAGAAATACAGATAGCTGCAACAACTGTAGATATTAATGGTAACGTAGATATATCAGGAACTATTGTTGGAGCCAGTACAATATCAGCGGGTACAGCGTTTGTTCCTGACGCAAGTGACGGTGCTGCACTAGGCACATCATCTCTAGAATTTAGTGATTTGTTTCTTGCTGATGCAGCCGTAATAAACTTAGGCGCAGACCAAGACACAACTCTTACTCACGTTGCCGATACGGGTATTCTCCTAAACTCAACTCGTCAGCTACAGTTTGGTGACAGTGGAACTTACATACATCAATCAGCAGATGGTGTCCTCGACCTTGTGTCTGATACTGAAATAGAAATCAACGCCACAACAATCGACATGAATGGTGCGGCTGAACTATCAGGTAATCTTACTCTTGGCGCACAGCTTCGTATGCCAGATAACACAGCAAGTAAACTTCTTATTGCAGATGGTACTAGCTATGAAGAAAAGGCAGTTGGTGACCTTTCTGAAATATCCACAGTTGCTAATGATGATGTGTTTCTTGCTGTAGATACGTCAGGTGGTGGATTAAAAAAGATAACTCGTAGCACAATAGTTGCAGGTCTTGCATCATCAAGTGCAATATCAAACGTAGCTGATGATAGTACTCCACAACTGGGCGGTGACCTTGACATGAATGGTCAAGATATCGTTACCACATCCAATGCAAATATTGAATTAGCTGCCAATGGTACAGGGCATGTAGTTGTAAAGGGGAATACTAATCCGGGTGCTGTAACTCTTAACTGTGATGCTAACACACACGGACAAAAAATTATTGCAGCATCACATAGTGACTTGGCAAGTGCTTCTGGCTACCCTTCCACTCTGACACTTCCAAGCGGAGGTTCTGCTAGTCAATCAATAATTACCACAGACTCAACACAAACACTTGCAAACAAAAGTTTGACTGCTCCTATTCTTACAGGTTCGTCCTCTGCAGCAGGTTCTATATTATTCAAAGAAGATACAGATAACGGAACTAACGCTGTTACACTAATTGGTCCTGCATCTACAGCAGACGTTACTGTAACACTTCCTAACTCTGCAGGCACAGTAGCACTTACATCTGACATACCATCTAGTGGCATATCTAGCGGCAATGTAGCTACATTTACCAGCGGTGTGGCTGATAACGATTTTCTACGTATTGACGGAACAACTGTAGAAGGACGCTCCGCATCAGAGGTAAGGTCGGACCTTAGCTTAGTTGCATCCGCAACAACAGATACAACTAACGCAGGTAACATTAGTTCAGGCACATTAAATGCTAATAGAATGGCTGCTGCACAAACAGCTATTACATCTCTTCTTGCTACCGATATAAAGATTGGTGAAGATGACGAAACAAAGATTGATTTTGAAACTGCAGATGAAATACACTTTTATGCCGCTAATGTAGAACAGGTGTATTTAGGTGATAACATTTTTGGTCCACAGTCTGACAGCGATGTTGACTTGGGTAGCGATTCTGTGCGATGGAAAGATGCTTATGTTGATAGCATCACTGTTACTGGTGATGTTGCAGTAGGTGATGATATAACTGTAGTCGGTAGGTCAGTGGGTAGCACCATAACAACGGAAAATGATGCTAGTTATGACCTTAGTGCGGGAAATGATTTTATCACCACTACTGCAACTAATTCAACACTTACATTTACAAACGCAGCAGCAGGACAGTCTGGCAATATAAAATTTACAAATGCTAGTAATCATACTATAGATGCTCATGCTTCTGTTGCAATAGCTCCTGCTACTTTAACAGCAATATCAGCCACTGGAACATACCATTTGGCATATTACTGTAGTGCGGCTAGTGGCAATGATACCATTCTTGTATCTGCTTCTGCAGCGTTGACATAAGGGTTATGAATGTCTCTAATTAAAGCACAAGGTGCAGGCGACGCAAGCACAGGGTTTTATCCGCACACGATAGAGCAATCGTTGCGGTTTGAGGATGGTGACAACCCCAAACTCTCTCTCACCCCATCATCCGCTGGCAATCAAAAAACATGGACTTGGAGTGGTTGGGTTAAGCGTGGGAATCTTGGCTCTGAGCAAACATTTTTTATGGCCTATAAAGGCATTAATGATTATGTTGCACTGCAGTTTGATTCTGGTGACGAGTTCAATGTTACCTTTAAAAATATTAGTCAAAGCGGCGGTTCTTTATCAACTCAAACACGCAGAAAAATAACTACACAAAAATTTAGAGATATAGCTGCGTGGTACAATATAATTGTAAAATTTGATGCGGCAAACACAAACTGCGACATTTACATAAACGGCACTGAAGTTACAGATTTTAGTGTAAACGAAGAACCCCAAAACTTAAACTTTGCAGTTAATGACGCTTATGTACATTATATAGGTGCATCTGAAAACAGCGTTACTGGAATAGCATCCACACACTTTGATGGCTACCTTGCAGAGGTAAATTTAATTGACGGTTCTGCTTTAGATGAAAACAGCTTCGGTGAAACAAAAGCAGGTATTTGGATACCTAAAGACACATCTGGTCTGACTTTTGGTACAAATGGTTTTAGGTTAAAGTTTCAAGATAATTCTTCAACTTCTACGCTTGGTGATGATACCAGTGGAAATGGTAACGATTATTCATCTAGCGGCCTTGCAACAACAGACGTAGTGTTAGACAGCCCTACAAATAACTTTGCTACGATGAATGTTAATGATGGCAATGGGCCTGATATGCAAGAGGGCAATCTCAAGCCCTTCGGTGACACTGCTCAAGCAGTATTTGAGGGTTTTAAAGGTACGTTTCCAATGTCATCAGGCAAGTGGTATTGGGAAATGCACGCTGCTGATGTTAATAATCTTATGCAAGTAGGTATTACTCCTACAATAGCAACTGGTGTGGGGGGTTCTACAAACCTTAGTTATCATACCGATGCTATGGTTTATAATAATGTTGGTTCAAAAGCTATTGGCACAGGTGGCACTGGAACTAGTGCGGGTACAAAAACAACTACCAGTTATGGCAACAGCTATACAGATGGGGATATAATTGGGGTTGCTTTGGATTTAGATAGTTCAACAACAACTCTGACATTCTACAAAAACAATAGCAGTGAAGGAACAGCTTTTAGTTCTTTAGCAAGTGATGAATATGTAGCGTTGTTTACAGGCATCGAAAGCAGCTTTGGCATATTTAACTTTGGTCAGGACAGTTCTTTTGCTGGCACGAAAACAGCGCAGGGGAATAAAGACGATAATGGCAACGGTGATTTTTACTACACTCCCCCCTCTGGTTATTTAGCTTGCTGTTCAGCCTCGCTACCCGACCCCGACATCGACCCTGCACAAGACGAAGAGCCAGCAGATTTTTTCAACACAGTCTTGTGGACAGGCAATGATGTAGATGACCGCGCTATTTCGTCGGTGGGTTTTCAGCCCAACTGGGTCTGGATAAAAAACAGGGATGTAGCCGAGGCTCACAATTTATATGACGTCATTAGAGGTGCTGAACAACAGTTATATTCAAATAGCGGTGATGTTGAGTTTGACAGAGGAGTTTACGGACTTAAAAGTTTTACCAGTAATGGATTTACTTTAGGCACTGGTGGTGAGGTTAATGACAGTAGTGAAGACTATGTGGCATGGAACTGGCTGGCTGGCGGCTCTCCATCTAGCAACAGTAACGGTTCAATCACATCATCTGTTTCTGCGAATACTAAGGCAGGATTTAGTATAGTTACTTATACTGGCAATGCTACGGCTGGGGCAACTGTAGGGCATGGTCTTAGCAAAACTCCTGAAATGTACATA